AGTGAAAACTAGCCTAACTGAAAAGGAAAGTCTATTCCTAGACGCTTTGTTTAACGAGGCTAATGGTAACTTTCGGGCTGCTATGGATAGTGCAGGGTATTCTAAAGCAGAGTATCCTGCTAGAATAATTAAAAGACTTAAAGATGAAATAATAGAAAGGGCAGAATATGTATTGGCAGCGAATGCTCCAAAAGCGGTATTATCTATGGTTAGCGTTATTGATGATCCTAGTGCTTTAGGTAATAGGGAAAGACTAGCAGCGTCTAAGGAAGTATTAGACAGAGTAGGGCTAGTTCGTACTGAGAAGATAGAACATAAAGGTACGCCATCAGCCGTAGTTGTTCTTCCTCCATTAAATAAAGATGAAGATGAAGACGAGGAGTAAGACTAAGCCTATACCAGCCGTAGGGATAACACCGTATGGCTATGACCCAGCTAAGAAGGGACAGGATAAGTCGTTTTATTACCCTGTCGCAAAGGTACTAACTAAGCTAGAAGAAGCTATAGTAAAGATTAGAGAAGATCAACAACCAGTAAGAAAGGTTGCAGGGTGGTTAGAGAATGAAACCAATAGGAGGCTATCTGCTACCAGATTACACAAACTTGCTTGGACGAAAGAAGAACTTGATGCTCGTAGAGAGACAAGAGAAGCCAACCTTAATAAAGAACAGAAGAAAGTCAAGCGACTCAAGAATACAGTTAAACAGACTAGCATTAAAGCAGAACAGGCAAAACGTAGACTTAAAAAAGCCACTACTAAATCTGGTGGTGTAGAACAGGAGACATTTGAGTTTCCTAACGATACAGTTGAACCAGAACAGGAAGTTGCCTTTGAGCCTAATAAAGGTCCACAGACAGAGTTTCTGGCAGCAGGAGAACGAGAAGTATTTTATGGAGGTGCTAGAGGTGGTGGTAAAACCTATAGTCTACTAATAGCACCATTAAGATTCGCGCATAAATCTGCACATAGAGCATTATTACTCCGTAGATCTATGCCTGAGCTAAGGGATGTTATATTTCAAACACAACAATTATATCCCAAGGCATTTAAAGGTGCTAAATTTAAAGCACAAGAAAACACTTGGCACTTTCCAAGTGGAGCAAGAATAGAGTTTGGATACTGTGAAAACTTACAAGATGCTTTACGATATCAAGGTCAATCCTACACGTGGATCGGTGTGGACGAGCTTCCGCAATATGCTACATCGGATATTTGGCACTTTTTGAGATCGTCATTAAGAACTGTAGATATAAGTATACCTTTGCAGATGAGGGCAACTGGTAATCCAGGAAATGTCGGCTCTGGTTGGGTTAAGAAGATGTTTATCGAACCTGCACCAGCAGGTAAACGATTTGTAGAGGAAGTTAGGTTTAATGCTAACGGACAGGAAATAGTATCAGGTATTAGCCGTAAGTTTATTGCAGCGTCAGTATGGGATAATCCGTACTTGACACAAGACCATAGTTATGTATCAATGTTGGGGTCACTACCAGAGGCCAAACGCCAACAGTTTTTATATGGTAATTGGGATGTTGTTGAGGATGGAGCGTTTCCAGAGTTTGATAAAGATATACACACTGTTGAGTCGTTTAAGATACCTAATGGTTGGACTAAAATCAGATCATGTGACTTTGGGTATTCTTCTTATTCTGCTGTTCTTTGGGGAGCTATTGATTACGATGATGTTCTTTGGATCTATCGTGAATTATACGTTAGCAAACTAACAGCAGACAAGCTAGGTCAGATGATTATAGAAGCTGAAGAAGATGATGGTAAGATATACGATGCTGTTCTAGATAGTTCCTGTTGGGCTAAACGAGGTGATGTAGGTCCATCAATCGCAGAGACAATAAATAGAGAAGGATGCAGGTTTAGACCTTCTGACAGATCTCCAGGATCTAGGGTAGCAGGTAAAATAGAGATGCACAAGCGTCTACAGTTAGATGAAGAAACAGAAGAACCTAAACTAATTATACTAGATAACTGTCGTAATTTAATAAGTCAGTTACCTGCACTACCCTTAGATAGGCGTAATTCAGAGGATGTAGATACAAAATCTGAAGATCACTTATACGATGCACTACGGTATATGATAATGTCAAGACCTATGAATAAGACTACAGCATGGGAAAACATCCCTAAACAACGCTGGAAGCCTTCAGATAATGCGTTTGGATACTAAATGGCTGATGATTTTTTAGATAGTGATGAGAATACTGCATTAGAAGATTCTAATCAATCTACTGAATACGAAGATCTTATAAGTTATGTTGAGAAGAAGTTTACTACAGCTAAGTCTGCTAGATATACAGATGAAGCACGATGGTTGCAATCCTATAGAAACTATAGAGGTATCTATGGTCCTGATGTTAAATTTACAGATGCTGAGAAGTCTCGTGTCTTTATTAAGGTAACTAAAACAAAAGTACTAGCAGCGTTTAGTCAGTTATGTGATGTACTGTTTAGCCAGAATAGATTTCCAATCGGTGTAGAACCTACAACGCTACCAGAAGGTGTTGTTGATGCTGCCCACATAGATCCTAAAAAACCTGCTGGTATGGAAGAAGAACCAGAAATGCCTGATCTTCCATTAGTATATGGATTTAATGGTGATGGTAAAGACTTTAATGCTGGTGATACTGCTGATACACTACTAGCCAAGCTAGGTCCACTAGAAAACAAACTAAAAGGCATAGAAAATCTTGAGGAAGGTGTAGGACAAACACAATCTTCTATTACATTTGAACCAGCTATGTTGGCTGCTAAGAAGATGGAAAAGAAGATCAGAGATCAACTAGAAGAGTCAGCTGCTACCAAGCATCTTAGGCATTCTGCTTTTGAGTGTGTCTTATTTGGCACAGGTATAATGAAAGGTCCATTTGCTTTTAATAAAGAGTATCCTAACTGGGGTGATGAGGGTGACTATGAGCCGTTAGTTAAGACGATACCTAAAGTAGAGTATACATCTATATGGAACTTCTACCCAGATCCTGATGCTATTAATATGGAAGACGCTATGTATGTTATCGAGCGTCACCGTATGACACGATCTCAGGTTAGAGCATTAAAGAAGCGTCCATTTTTTAGAGTAAAAGCAATAGAAAGAGCAATAGAGTATGGTGAGGATTACACTCGTGAGTGGTGGGAAGATGACATAGAATCTGACAGCTATGGTATAGATTCAGATGGTGGTGATTCCTACGGAGGTGTAGAAAGATTTGAAGTTATAGAGTTCTGGGGTACAGTAGATACTGATATAGCTAAAGAAGCAGGTATCAAACTACCTAAAGAATTAAAGAAAAAAGAAGAGATACAGATTAACTGTTGGGTATGTAATGATGAAATACTACGACTAGTAATAAATCCATTTACACCCAAGCGTATTCCGTACTGTTCCGCACCATACGAGATTAACCCATATAGTTTCTTTGGTATTGGTTTAGCTGAGAACATGGATGATACTCAGACATTGATGAATGGCTTTATGCGTCTTGCTGTTGATAATGCGGTATTGTCTGGTAACTTACTTATAGAAGTAGATGAGTCTAACCTAGTTCCAGGCCAAGACTTGACAGTATATCCAGGAAAAATCTTCAGGAGACAAGGTGGCGCACCAGGACAGGCTATCTTTGGTACTAAGTTTCCTAATGTAAGTAATGAGAATATGCAGTTGTTTGACAAGGCTAGAGTATTAGCTGATGAGTCAACTGGATTACCTTCTTACTCATATGGGCAAACAGGTGTACAAGGTACTGGTAGGACCGCATCAGGTATCTCAATGCTAATGGGAGCAGCCACCAGTTCTATTCGTACAGTTATTAAGAACATAGATGACTATATGTTACGTCCTATGGGTGAAGCACTATTTGCATTTAATATGCAGTTTGACTTTGACTCAGAGATTAAAGGTGATCTAGAAGTTAGGGCTAGAGGTACAGAGAGCTTTATGAAGAATGAAGTTAGATCACAACGTCTAATAACATTCTTACAAATTGCAAGTAATCCTGTCCTCGCCCCATTTGCCAAGTTCCCATATATCATGAGGGAGATCGGTAGAACAATGGATCTGGATGTAGATAAGATTACAAACAATCCAGAAGAAGCAATGCGTCAGGCAGTACTAATGCAACAGATGCAACAACAGTCACAACCAGAAGGTCCACCAGCAGGAGCTAATCCAAATGATCCTACTGGAGGTGGAGGAGGTAATATCGGTGTAGGTACTGCTCCAGGACCAGGACAGCAAGGCTTCCCAACAGGAGGTGGAGCTAATGGTGGACAACAACAACGTAGACCTGCACCACAACAAGGAGCCGCTAATGCACCCCAACCTCGCCCGAACACTCCTCCCACTGGTCAACCACCCAGACTTCAATGATCTATTTCAGGAGTATGTAGATAGTAAGATTAATGATATAATTAGAGAGTTTGAACAAAGCGAGACAGATATGCAAATGTGGAAAGCTCAAGGTAAACTGCATATGTTAAGAAAGATAAGAGATATGCAGGTAGAAGTTAAGACATCAGCAGATAGAAA